TTGACTGTATTTCTAAAAATTCTAAAAATACGTTGATTCATTTTATTCATTGAACACCACTGACGTAGTGATTTTTGAAGAACTTCGTTTTCAGTAAACGATGGGTCATCATTGTATTGAATGTTAAATGGTAGTTTAGTAGTTTCACTAAACAATGTAGAGAACTCTGCAATCGTGTCTAATGCGGCATTGACTTCAGAATCCATATCCATTTGGTCGTACTGTCCATATCTCTGGGCTCTATTGGGTTGTCCCAAATAAACCTCTGGTAGCCAACTGCTGTATTTTGAACTAGAGGCATTATTCGGAGCAGTTCCAAATTCCTGTGTTCTACGAGGCATGCCATCGTATGTTTTAAAGTACTTTTTCCAAGTCATAATTTAATCCTAATTTATCTATCTTAACATATTTTATATTTATTGTCAACCCTATATTCCTATTTCTTTTCTTAATCCATTTTCTTTGTGAACTTATTCAACTCACCTGCGAATTTGGCAATATCCTGAACATTTTGTTCCCAAGTTGATTCTTTTTCGGAGCCTGCCGTGATTGCTTCTTTATTTGCTATCAACATCGCTTCTGTAAGTTTAGACTGCATCTGAAAACTGATAAGTAATTCTTTGATTTGTTCGTCTCTCTCATTTTTTCCGATAGTCTCGTTACCATAATCTTCTTTTATACTCTCAAGCCTCTCGGTAAATCCTATCATTTTTTTGTCGAAGTCACTGTCTAGTTCTCTGGACCCACTATCGCTCAGAATTTGACTAGTATATCCACTTTGTGCATCTAATAACGCTTGTAACTCAGGACTAGCCTCACCCGGAAGTGTTGAAAGAATAGCAGATAATGATTTATCTTTGAGTGTTGTTAGAAAAGTTCTAACTTCATTTGTTATCCCAGTAATTCCGGACATTGTCTCTAATGTTATTGCTACTTCTCTTGCTAATTGTAACTGAGCCACATTTATGTCCATCATGTCATCAATAAAGTTTTCCATATGTGTATTCATTGCCGCTTCACTTAACACAAGTGCTTCTCTTATTTGTATTTGCTGTTGTATAAGTGTTCCTTCTGCATCTTGTCTTGCACCCGCAGTAGTGCCAGCATCGGCTCCTCTGTCGCCACCGTAGTTCTGTGATGCTTCGATAATCGAACCAACCATCCCTGCTAATTGTGGGTCGTTAAGTAATTGAACTCCTACGCCCGTTCCTCTTGTCAATTCAATAAGACTGGTTGCAAGTTCTGGAAATCCCTGTGCTAGTGCTGACTGGAAATCTTCGTTTGACCCTGTTTCTAATGTATTTGCCATTTGTTCAACGAAATTAAGAACTTCTCGTCCTGGTGCAGTTTGTGCCATCTCTTGGTATTCTGCCGTCTGTAAGAATGCGCCTCTGCTACCCGCCGCTAATCTTTTTGCGAGTGTTTCTGACATAGGATTACCTTGTGCATTTACTGACTGGAATCCAGCCTCAATCGCTTTTCTTTGTTCTTCAGGTAACATTGCCAATAATGCTACATCAGTTGGACCGATTGCTTTTTTCATTAATGCCGCCGCTTCTTCCATTGAGATTTTTAATACATTTGAAGTCATTTCTACATTAGACATAAAATCATTCATTCCAGACCTCATATCTTTTTCACTCATAGTACTAAGTTGTCCACCTATTCTTAGTGAGTCGATATATTCTCCAGCGATGTTGGCAACTTGGCCAAATTCTAATGCATATTTTCTCATAAAATCCATGCCAGTAGTAGAGGCAACTGATTCAGAAAATTGTAATGCTGACTTAACGCCGATTACACCAACTGCTCTAGCAAATTCTTTAGTGAATTCTGATGCTTCGCCAAAAGTGAAATTCGTTGCTGATATAGTTTTTGATAACGATATAAAACCCGCTTCAGTGTCATCCATTTTTCCCAGTAATCCCGCTTGTCTCATTTCGGCAACCATTGCAAATCTCTCTGCATATCCCTTTTCTACTCCAGCGAAACCTGCCTCGACAAGTCCTGTAACACTAGCAGTGAACCCTGCCAGAACCCCACCTATTCTGCTATAAAGGTCCATTTGTATCTTTCTGTCGGCTGCCTTTCCAGCGGCATCATCGGTAAAACCTTGTTTTTGTAATGCTTGAAAGTACTCATCTCTCTTTTTCTGTCTTCTCTCAACATCAAGTGTGTCTGACCTTAATCCTGATATAGCGGACAGAGTAGCAAGACCAGAACTTGCTATTTTTTGTTGACTGTTAATAACTCGGTTATCTCGTGCTTGTTCTTTTTTGTTATTAACTACTTCATTTCTATTACCTGTTCTAACTGAATCTTTGGCTTGTTTGAGTTCTTTTGCTGATATCTTTGTTCCGTTAGCAATATGAGTTAGCATTCTAATCATGGCATTACCATCTGCTTGAATCTGCTTTAAACTACCCGCAATTTGTGCCTGAGTTGCTTCTGTACTCCAATCTGCTAGACTGGAGCCCGTTATATAAACATTTTGTTCGTCTGTTGCCATTAGTACTCTCTATTCTAAAACTTCGTAGTTATTATTAAAGATAAATATTAATGAAGATAATTATATTCATACTTAATTATCCAATTAATTAACTTATACTGTATTTATCAAAGGAAATAAAATGAGCGAAAAACTAAATCCATTATCTAAGTACTTTCGTAAACCAACGATTTATGTACAAATTCCTACTGGCGGCAGATTTAATCCGGAAATTCCTAAAACAATATTAGATGAAATTCCTATCATGCCTATGACTGCTATTGATGAGATATCAATGCAAAATCCAGATGCTCTTCTTAATGGTGAAGCCTTGATGAATGTTATAAAAAGTTGTGTTCCATCAATTCCAGACCCTAGAGAATTATGTAACATAGATGCTGACTTACTATTCTTAGCGATAAAATATGCAACATATGGAAAAACTATTACACATTTACATACTTGTTCTGAATGTGAAGAACAAGCAGAATATAACATAGACATAAACAATGTCCTTGAAAAGTTTCCAGAAATAGACAAAGTTGACCCTATTGAACACGGAGACTTAAAAATTCATATTACTCCTCCGAAAATAGAAAGTATGACAAGACTAGCATTGATTGATGTTGAACAACAACGTATTTTACAAAGTATTCAAGCAGTGGGCGACAACGAAATAACTGAAATGGAACTAGCAAAGCAGTTTGCGATTAGTTTTAGAAAGGTTTCAAAACAAAACGTGGACCTGTTAATAAATGCCATTGACAAAATTGAAACACCAGATGAAGTTGTCAAAGATAAAGAAATGATTATGGAGTTTATGAACAATGTACCAGCAACAGTTATAAAAGAAGTCAATGATAAGGTAGAACTTGTAACTAAAAGACCCGAAGACTTGACAACCTTTGAGTTTGCCTGTGAATCGTGTAATCACAAAGATAAGATAAAGTTTGAGATGAACCCTGTAAATTTTTCCTCGGCTGGTTAAAGACTGCCAGCGGCGAAGAAATAGTAGAAAAGCAAGAGTCTTATCTAAAAAAACTTGATAATCTACACAAAACTCTATATAAACTATCTTGGTACATGAGGGGCGGCGTAAGTATATCAGAACTCCATGAGATGCCGGCTAATCACATAGAATACCTAAATGAGATAGTACAAGACAACTTTGAACTCAGTAAAAACGCTGGAACACCTATTTTATAAAAAAATATAAAAAAAGTTGCAAAAAAGGTTGACAACCCCTTTTCGTTGTGTTAGTATGTTCAACATAACTAATACAAATCGATTCAAAAACAATTTTTAATTCTAATATAAATCCCCAAAGGCTAATAATGATTACAATAAACCAATACATAGTGGAACTGTTAGTCGGGTTGCCGACTCGGGATTGAGGGCGTATATTATACATACGTTCGGATAAGATGGGATGAACTCCGTCACTGCTTCTCGTTAACCACAAGAACTGTTTGTATCAAAACATTCGTTACTCTAAAGGTAATTGAATGACTAGTATTTACCGTACAGAAATGTACAAACCGCGGGTAGGTTTTAAAGCACTACCAACTTTGATGATATTTTATTCTATGTGGATTAGTCAAAGTGCCGTTGGGTCGAAAGACGCAATACTAAGTTACGAGGGAATCGCCAACCGACCTCGCCATTGCTAGTGGCTAACTTAGACATAGAATCTGATGAACAAGAACAAGTTTCATTCGCAGTTGTCCAGGGATGGGCAATTGTGTCTTCCAAACTGAACAAGTAATAAAATAATGGTTTTATAATATAGATATATAATTATATGGAAGAAATAAATATCGAGGAAATCTTCTTTGAGTGGAACGAAAAGAAATTTCCGATGATATTAGGTCTTTAGACCTAATTAAGATATAAACAATGAGACAATAATGAGTGAATGGACATATAATAATAAAGTCGTAAATGAATTACCTGATGATGTTGAGGGATTTGTATATCTTATTACGAATCTTACGAATAACAAAAAGTACATAGGTAAAAAGTTAGCAAGATTTAAAACTACTAAACCACCACTTAAAGGAAGAAAGAACAAAAGACGTGGTTATAAAGAAAGTGATTGGAGAACTTATTGGGGTTCTTCTGACCACTTGAATGCCGATGTAAAAAAATTAGGCCCCGATAAGTTTTCACGTGAAATCTTACATTATTGTCCGAGCCGTGGCGCATTAAGTTATGTAGAAGCCAAAGAACAGTTTGACCGCAGAGTACTTGAAACAGATGAGTACTATAATGGCATTATCAATGTCCGAGTAGGAAGTTCGAAGATTCTTACTGAATATCTAAAAGGCGTTAAGAAGAAAGTGTAGGCGCTATTAACCACTGGTATATTCCTATCACATCAATACATAAGAAAAATATATTTTGTACAATTAGTGGTTTATCTCTCAATGTCACAAACACATAGATTGCTATGATATGTCCTGTTGCAAATAACGGAAATGCGTATTTTGATTCAGGAATATTAATAGATATCAATGTTCCCGCACATACAAACATAAATGTAGCAAGCCATTTTACTCTTTCGATTGTTTTTGGTGACATCATTTAACTCTCCCTAAGATATAAGTATTTAGGCAAAAGAAAAACCCAGTAATATTTCTACTACTGGGTTTCCCGCCTTACATTTCCTTTTTGTGCTTTTTAGAGTGGTACGTTAAGGTCTAACCCACCCAACCCCTTTTTGGGTTGAAGCAACAAGTAGTCTATGTCGATGAGAGAGGTTTAGAGGAGACATAGGCACCTGTTGATATTTACTATAATAACATACTGTAAACCCAAAGTCAAGCGTTTTTTGATGTTTTTTTAATATTTTTTTTATTTTATGCCAGATAATGTAAATCTGTTGAAAACATTGAGTTTTAGTGTATTACTGTACTTTATTTCTTTAAGCGGATACTTCTTTTTAAAATCCTGTAATGATTTACAATTATTAATGTGGTCATCAATTACTAAATTGTTGCTTTGTATGATAAGTTGTGTTCCTGACTTGATTCTATTATACCAATCTGTGGTCATATGTTCACAACTAAGATTAACAACAGTATCGAAGTCATTAATACTTTCAAAATCATCAATGTTCGCACTTTGATGCCCAAGATAATTCTTAAATGTGTAATTGAATCTGCCGCTTACTTCTTTGCATCGTGTGTCCATATCAACTTCATAGAAGTTTACAGATGGATATTTCTCAACCAGTACACGAGTAAGAAAGCCTAGCCAAGAGCCGATATACAAAACTTTATTTGCATTACCACTAACTGCTTCGAAGGCTAGACTTGCTTGTTTTTTGCTTTCAATTTGATTTGTATGAAATGCATCCCGAACTTCTTCGATAGTGAGATGTTTAGCAATCTCGCTGTCGTACATCATATCTAAGAATTTTGGTATATATTCTTCCATACAATTAATTACATATTGTTTTTCTTGTCTTGGATTTCTGCTCTACGAACTTTCGTAAGTTTGCCGATATCACCTAATGCTTTTCTGGCACGAGCCGCAGACGCTTTCACGCCTTTTTCTTCAAACTTGGCATTCTCTGCTAAGTATGTTTCCATTGCTTCTGCGATTTGTGAATCTGTGTTCATATGTTACTCCTGTGTTTTGTACATGGCGCTTTCCTCTTCGTGGGAAAAACTTGTGAAGCCATTTTCTTTTATTACATTAAGGACACTTTCTACACGCCCTTGTAATTCGTCTTTGTGTGAAATCAAATACACACTTCTGTTTCCATCTCTTGCCATCTTCTTAAGAATAGCAAGTGATGATTCGACACCGTTCGTGTCCATTCCGCTGTCTATCAATTCATCAACAAATAACACATTAATTGTGCTGTATAATGACTCGAATATATCACGGAAACTCCAACTTAAACCTAATATAAGTCGATTTCTTTCACCTCTACTTAGATTGTCAAAGTCTAAGTCACGACCTAACTCCGTAATCTCTACTGACAAGTCACTCTGAAATACAACATCGTGTGGTAATCCTAGTTTATCTAAGTAGTGTGCTAACCTAGAATTTAGATAACTTAAGTTCTGGTCTATAATCTTTTTACGAATGAAACTATCTTTGTTCGTTAGTAGTTTTAATAAGAAGTCTTGGTGTTCTAATAACGAGTTTAGTGTATTCATATGACCATAGTCTACATCTTCTAACGCACTATCACGCATATCAGCAATCTGGTCAGCATACGGGTCTTCTGTGTTTTTATTACTCTCAATTGCTTCTGCCAATTTTTCCACAGAATTTTGATGTTGATAAGCATCTGATAGTGTATCGTAAAATGTTTTAGGTTTATCACCGATATCACCAATCTCTTCTATTACAGCAACATATTCTTCTAATGAAGTTTCGTTGCCAGTTAGATGTTCTACTGCTTCATCTTTCTGTTTGTTCTTGTTTGCCAATATTTCTTCTTGTTTGTCATCGTGTATTTCTTGTCCACAAGCGTGGCACTTATGTTCTTCAATTAGTTTTATTTCTTTGTCTAAACGTTCTATTAGTTTAGTCTGTTTCGTATTGTCTGCTTTAATGCTATTAATCCAAGAAGATGCTTGGTCTTTGGCAGCCAAATTTTCATTGTATGTTACTAGCAACTCGTGGTTCTTTAACTCAGATTCGATATCTAAGTGTGACAATGACGATAACTCTGTTTCTAATGCTTCTAAGTCTGTCTGTTGTTTGTTAGTCCAAACTTTCTGTCTGCGTTCAATATCTTTGATACTCTTTAGAATACGAGCATTCGTATCTTCAGCGGCCTTTAATGTATATTCTTCTTCTCTTATTTGCTCTTTAGTATTCTTTGAAATTTCTTTGAGCGTATCTGCTTTACGAGACAGTTCTGTGATTCCCAACAGTTCTTCAATTAACTCTCTTTGGTCACTTGCTCTTAGAGATAAGAATGGCTCAGTGTAAGTATTAAGGGCAACAATATGTTTGAACATTGAATGAGAGAGACCAATAACATTTTCTACTTCGAATTGGGTCATTCGCATTTCACCTTGACCTGCATTCTCCACATCATTGTCGCCAAGTTCCATGCCGTCTCTTAAGAAATGAAATACATTTGGTGAACGCCCACGTTCTATGCGATAATCATTTCCATTGTATGTGAAATCAACTGTGACCATCATACCTTTGCCATTAGTCTTGTTGATTAGATTGTTCTGTTTAATGTTTGTGAGTGCTTTACCATAGAGTCCATATGATAATGCATTGATTAAAGTAGTCTTACCAGTTCCGTTACGAGAACCATCTCCGCCCAAATCTACATTGTTACCCAAAACCAAAGTCAGTTCGTCTTGGTTTAATGTTACTGCTTGTGTGACATTACCCACACTCATAAAATTTCTTATTGTTATATTCTTAATTGTTAACAAACTTATACCTCTCTTGCGTAAGTTCCGGATTGAATAGGGTCAATCGATAATTCGTTGACGTTAATATATTTTGGTTGATTAATTGTCCATACAACTAACTCTGCGATGTACTCAACATCAATTAATTTTCTGTCAGGATGTTTCTTCGCTACACTTGATGTTGTTAAACTTCCTGGCGAAATTAGTGTTGTCTTAATATTACTGCCGCCCATTGTTCTATATGTCAAATCTCTGTTGTAAGCCTTAAGTGCTTTCTTTTCTGTTGGATATCTCCAAGTTCTTCCCTTTACACCAGTATCAGCAGTTGACCCAATGTTTATAATATGTCCAATTCTACCTGCTTCTTCCATAGCAGTATACATTGCTTCTACAGTCATTAGTTGATGAAACTTCCATAGTGCAGAATTGTTAATAAAGACATCAAAGTTGTTATCAATGTAATACTCTGCTAATTTGTTTTGTCCGCTAGATGAATCTAAGTTGAACCCATTACTTCTACTCGCTGTTTCATATTCGATATCTGGCATTGTGTCAAATAGATTACACATTGCCTCGCATAAGCCGTAGTTACGACTTCCTGTAATTAGTATCTTTCTCATAGATTATTATAAATTTCAATAAGCACGTTCTTGTCAAAACTGCCGTTATCGTCCAATGATGCTAACTGTGAAACAACAATTTCATCTATTGTTTCAAAGTGTATTTCAGCACCAGTATCATTTTCGTGTTCATCGCTTTTTACCGGAACTAATGTCACATCTCTTAAATTGTATGTTTCTACAAATGTATCCTTAATAAAATTTGCTTCTTCGTAAGAAATATCGATATCTAGTGATATCTTCACTGATGTTTTAGGTAATAGATATTTGTCTGGACCATCTAATAACTTTGATAGTGCAATCGTTCTGTATTTTGGTGCATCTTTCCAAGTGAAGAACTCTGGTTCTTTATCCCACTCTAAGAACATCCAACCTCGGTCATCATCCCAATTGTCTGAGAAGTTATGAGGGAATGCATTACCAATATAAATTACATTATCTTTTACTTGTCTTTGATGAAAGTGGCCAGTGAATACATAATCTTGGTTCTTAAACATACTGCCTTTAAGACCACCGTGGTCTGGCATTTCAATCATCGCATTGAGTTTAAATGTTGGTAACTCTAAATGACTAAAGATGTATTTTGTCTTTATCTTAGGAATTTTCTTCCATTCATCGCCGACTAACCACGGCACAATAGCGACATCGCCTTCAATGAGTGTGTTACGCACTAATACAATGTTGGGTAAATCATCAATGAATTCCATTGAGTTTACATCTCGGGTCTCACGGTAGAATAAATCGTGGTTGCCTAAAATAACATAAACTTTTTCAAATGCTTTGCTTAGTCTACGCAGACCAGCAAGACTGTATTTCATTGTTGAAATGTTTAGACTTGACCTGTTGTGATGCCAATCGCCTAAGAATATACAAGTTTCGCAATCTCTTTTCTTTGCGTCCTCGATAAACCAATCAATGAAATCTAAACAATCTTCATTATGTTGTTTTGCATTGTTCTTTAGACCCCAATGGATATCTGTAAAACAAGCGGCCTTGTTGAATAGGTTATTAGTCATTGTCGGCATAAATCTCTTTAATGGTTTCTGTTGGAATAGCATCGTCTG